TTTTCTGGAAAAATATAAGGAAGTTCACTTAAATTCATACTCTTTAAATTTATATTTCCATCTTTGTCCAAATAATCCTTTCCATTCCATAAGGGTTTTCCTTGTTGAACTTCACCCTCCAATTCGAATTCATTTAAGAATTGTTTAAATGGCTTTATCTTATACATATACACTTCCTCCCACCTGGCATGCTTTTCTTACATCCCCTTCCGTAAATTTAATTTTATTATTACTACATATGAAATTACCTTTAACTTCTCTTGGGGCACCTTCTAATGAAGTTAATTGGTTATTATCACAATAAAAACGACCTCCAACTTTCTCAGGAGCACCTCTTAATGAAGTTAAGTTGTTATGATCACACCAAAAACCACCTCCAACTTCTTTTGGGGCGCCCTCTAATGAAGTTAAGTTGTTATTATAACAATAAAAACTATTTCCAACCTTCTCCGGAGCGCCTTCTAATGAAGTTAAGTTGTTATGATCACACCAAAAACCACCTCCAACTTCTTTTGGGGCGCCCTCTAATGAAGTTAATTTATTATTATAACAACTAAAACCCCCTTTAATTTCCCTTGGAACACCATATAATGAAGTTAATTGATTATAACTGCAATCAAAACCTTTATCCCACTTTTCTGGGAAAATACAAGGAAGTTCCGTTAAATTCATATTACTTAAATCAATATCTCCATATTTGTCCAAATAATCCTTTCCATTCCATAAGGGTTTTCCTTGTTGAACTTCACCCTCCAATTCGAATTCATTTAAGAATTGTTTAAATGGCTTTATCTTATACATATACATTTCCTCCCACCTGGCATGCTTTTCTTACATCCTCTTCTGTAAATTTATTTTTATTTTTACTACATATGAAATTACCTTTAACTTCTCTTGGGGCACCTTCTAATGAAGTTAATTTATTATTATAACAATAAAAATTACCTCCAACTTCTTTTGGGGCACCCTTTAATGAAGTTAATTGATTATGATCACACCAAAAATAACCTCCAACTTCTCGTGGAGCACCCTGTAATGAAGTTAATTTATTATTATAACAATAAAAACTTTTATCCCATTCTCTTGGAAAAATACAAGGAAGTTCCGTTAAATTCATACCCCTTAAATCAATATCCCCATCTCTATTCAAATAATCCTTTCCATTCCATAAAGGTTTACTTTGTTGAACTTCACCGTCTAATTCGAATTCATTAATAAATTCATCGAATGATTTGATTTTATACATTGATTTCTCCTTTATTGTATATATTTTCTTATATTTTTAGTAAATTTCATATTGTTTCCATTATAGTAGAACCTTCTTACTTCTTTTTGGATCGTCTTTTGATGAAGTTAATTTATTATAATCACAACAGAAACTCATATTTTAAATAATACACTTTATACATTTATTGAATAATTTTATATTAGTTTCCTCTATAAAATCCACAATATTGTATTTTCCTTTACCCTCTATAAACACCAAATGGTTCTGTCCATGTAGTTAATAATTGTGTATCTAATTTTTCTATTTCAGTAGCAGCTTCTTGAAGCATTCTATCATAATTTATTTTAGCTCCATTAATTAAAGGAGAATCATATTTTCCTAAAGCTGACATCCAAGATTGTTTAGTCAAAGCTACTGCATAATTTTTTATCCATTGGTGGTTAAATATTCTATCATCATCTTCATTTAAATTATATTTAGAAAAACAATGTAATAATACCTGTTTATTTATTTTATATAAGTCTTCAGTAAAAGATATAATACCTGTAGCTGATGAAAAATTAAAATTAGGAGTAATTGAAAACATCATTTCAATTGAACTAAATCGTGCTAACATAGCATACATACTAGTCATATCCATAGCTCCGGTTACTGGGCTTATTGGACTAGCAAAAAATTCACTTTTTGTTAATACTTCTCCGTGTATTTGGAAACCACTCATTAATGAACCTTTACTACTAGTAACCACTTCAATAACACTAGATATTTTTGAATCTAATTTATATTCAAATACACCAGGTTGTAAATCTAATAATAATGATTTTTCTAATTGCCCTTCCATTGCAAATTCTGTGAATTTTTGAATTGCATCAAAAATACATTGTTCTAATTGATCTTCTGAAACTTCAATATCAATTACTGGAGCTCCTAATTTTCTAAGTACATATTCTTTCATGTCAGTTAATGAATTTATGTCTCTTACTAATGCCATTTTATTACCTTCCTTATTTTATCCTAATAGTAAAGTTTTACTTTCTCCAAATTTTTCTACTGTAGCTTCGTTTATATTTTGAATATCACCTTCATTTATAATGTTTTTGATGTTATCTTCTTTTATAAAATTTTTATAATATTCTTTTGGAATTCCATTCAATGAATAATATCCACCTTTATTATATATTTTTAAACTATCTGCTACTTCATTGATAACTTCGAAGTCCATTAAACATTTATATACTTTCATATTAATCCTTTATAAATATATCAATTATAGTATTTATAAAATATTAATATATAATATAAAATAAATCAAAGAAAATAAAGGGAAATAAAGGAAAAATAATGGAACTGTTAGAAGCTTTGCAAATATCATTTATGTCTAAACCTACAGAAAATCCAAAATTATCTAATACTAAATCTGATAGAGCAATTGAACAAGATTTAACTAGTATGGATGCTATTGGTGGGTATTCAATATTAGATGAATTAGAATCTAAAAATCAAAGAGGTAGTGATATTTTTGGTACTAATAATGATAAAACTATTGAAAATGCCTTAAAAAATCAATCTGATTTAATTTCTGAATATAGAAGAGTATCTAGATTACCAGAAGTAAGTGATGCTGTTGATGAAATAACAAATGAAGCTATTTTTGAACCAAATTCTACAGAAGTAGTTACTTTAGGTTTTGATGAAGGAATATCAGACAATTTAAAAAATCAATGTATTGATCAATTTTATGCTGTAACCAAATTATTAAATTTAACATACAATGCCGATATGTTATTCAGAAGATGGTATATTGATGGTAGGTTAGCTTTAAATTTAGTATATGATAATTCAAATATTAGAAAAGGTATTCAAAAAATAAATTTAATGTCCCCTTTTGGTTTGTATTTTGATGATGTTGAAAATTTATGGAAATATAATGAAAACTTTGCAGAATATAACGATACTTTTTCTAATAATGTCAGTTCTACTAATTCTATTGATGGGAGTGATATAAGATCTTACCAAACATTAGAAATAGCTTATGTAGATTCTGGGATTTATGAAAGAGATGTTATATTGTCTAATTTACATTCTATTATAAAAATTAGTAACCAATTACAAACATTAGAAGATTTATTAATTCCTTTGAGGTTTTCAAGAAGTATATCTAGAAGGGTATTTAACATAGACGTAGGTGATTTACCATTTTCTAAAGGGTTACAAGCTGTTAAAAAAATTAGAGATAATTTTAAATACAAAAAATATTATGATGTTGCTAATGGACGAATTAGTAACAGTTCAACCGTAGCTAGTATAGTTGAAGATTATTTTTTACCAAAAAGAAGTGAAGGTAAAGGTTCTAATATAGATGTATTAGAGGAAACTGGAAATTTAGGGGAAATGGGGGATATTGAATATTTCCAAAAGAAACTATTAAAAAGTTTAAAAGTTCCTATGAATAGAGCAGGTTCTGAAGGTGGGGGTGGTACTTTTGACTTTACCGGTACGCAAATAGAAAATGAAGAAAAAAAATTCTTTGCCTTTATACATAGATTAAGAAATAGATTTGGTTTAATATTAAAAGATATATTAAAATATCAATTGATATCTACTAATACTATGAACGAATATGAATGGAAACATTATGAATCTAAAATTCACATTAAATGGGTTAAAAAAAGTAATTATTTAGAAAGACAGCACATAGAATTATTTAGAAATAAAATGGATTTATATGGACAGGTGAGTGAACATACTGGACAATTGTATAGTAAAAACTGGTTATTAAAAAATGTATTAGGGTTTAGTGATCAAGAGATTTTAGAAATGGAAGAAAGTATAGAAACAGAAGCTGAAAAAGAAGCAGAAAAAGAAATTAATAAAACGGCTAATGACAAAAAAGTTACTATAGATAATGTATTCGATGAAGATGAAGAAAATCAAGAAGATCAAGAAGGTCAAGAAGGTCAAGAAGATACTGAAGATTTAGATAATTCGGATAGTGAGTCTATAGATACAGAAAATCAAGAAGATACAGAAGATACGGAAGATTCAGAAAATAATGAATATCAAATAAATGATGATGGTACAATAAATGAACCAATAACTGATAAAAAAGCATTAAAAGAATCAATAATATTAGAAGATCTTAAACAATTAAAAATAAAAAACAATCCAAATATCCCAAAATTAACAGAATCAAAAGAAGCTGTCGTAAATAATGGTTTTATAATTTCATTATAATTTAAAATTTATAAATAACATATTGATATACAGTTTTTATCGAAAGATAAAACATTTATCAATAATTATAGATAATTTATAATATTTGGTTCAAAATTGAAAGGAAAAGGTATGATAGACCATTTAAAAAATCAGGATTTTGTTAAATTCAAACAGGCTGTAATTAAAACGATTGATAATAAAGTAAAAAATCATCCATCAATGAAATCACAATCTAATGAATTTAAACAAATTCAAAATATTAAAAATTTATTTAAACAAATTAATTCTAATTAATAAAAATAATAGAAATTAATTCAAATGGATATAATTTTTAATTATATAAGGAGGGAGATATGAAATTACTTTTGGGTTCACCAATAGAAACTGAATGTTTTGTAGAAAATTCTATTAATGAATCTACAAAGACAAGTCAAAAGAACTATTATATTGAAGGTACAGTAGCTACTATTGAAACCCCAAATAGAAATGGTAGAATTTATTCACGGGATTTGTGGGTAGAACAAGTTGAAAGATATAATAAAGATACATTATTACCTATAACTAAAAATGTTTTTTGTGAATTAGAACACCCACCAAGAGCTGAAGTGGATGAAATGAAAGCAGTTGCTAGAATTGTAAATTTATACATAAAAGAAAATTATGTATATGCTAAAATCAAAATATTAAACGATAATTCCCCTGAAACCAATAAATTAAAAGCCCTAATAGATGAGGGTTATAAAATAGGAGTTAGTTCAAGAGGAGTAGGTGATGTAGTAGAAAAAAATGGGGTTCCTTATGTTGAAAAAGGAAATTATCATTTTATTACATTAGATATAGTAGGTATGCCTAGTGATAGGGCAGCTAATTTAAATGGAATTTACGAATCTATTGAAAAAAATTCAAAAGAATATAAAGTAAACCCAACAACAAATGAAATTGAAGAAATTGAATTATGTGGTATAGATGGAACTTGTAAAAAGTTTTCACAAAAAGATGTAGAAGAACAAATTGTTAAAAAACTACAAGATTTATTTGCTAATTACACTTCGCAAAATGTTTTAGATGGAAAACAAAAACAAAAAGAAACAGATATCATTAACAATGTTAGTAATATGAATAAAGTAAATAAAGTAAAGAAACCAATAAAACCACTAAGTCAAGTAAAAAACAAGGTAAAAGAAGTTATAAATAAAGATGTACCAAAAAGAAGAACTAAGTAAGATTAAGAAAATAAAATAAAGTACATAAAAAATTTAAATGTGTGTATAAATTGAAAATAAGAATTACATAAGAATAAAAAGATATATAAATACAAAAATCAATATATTCACTAATATAAAATATGAGAGGAATTATAAAATGGAAGAATTATTAGATATGTTAGATTCATCAATTTTTACTGATGAAATTAAAGATAAAATTAAAGAAGAATTTGATAAAGCCGTTCAAGTTGGAGTAGAATTAGAGTTAGCTAAAACTAATGATAATGATGATGAAGACGAAGACAAAGACAAAGACGAAGATAATGAGGATAACGAAGATAACGAAGGTGATGAAGATAAAGAACCAGAATATGAAGGTGATGAAGCTGTATTAAATACAATGACTAAAAAAGAAATTGTTGAAAAAGCTGAAAAATTTTTAAATTCTGAAATTTCAAAACTTATGAAAAAAGCAGATGATTATGCTAAGTATATTAGTGAAAAATATACAAAAGCTGGTGAAGCTTATGGTAAATCAATTGCAGAATCTTATGAAGATAAAGCAAACAAATATGGAAAATATGTTGAAAAACAATTAACAGAAAGCTTTAACAAATACATGGATTCTATAGCTGATACAATTGTTGAAAGTTATGAAAAAGAAAATGTTGAATTAAAAACTAAAATAGCTAAAGCTGAAACATTAGTTGAAGGTTTTGAATCAATGTTAAAAACAGGTGGAGTTTATTTAAAAGATATTATAATTGAAAGTGAAAAACACCAATTAAAAAATAATAGACCAGATATTCAACAAGAATTAAATAACCAAATTTCTGAAAATGTTGAATTAAAATCTAAAGTATTAAGATTAGAAAAAGAAAAAATTATTAATGAATCTACTAAAGATTTAACAAGTTCTCAAAAAGAATCTGTTTCTAAATTATCAGGTCACATTAAAACAAATGATATTGAAAAATTTAGTAAAGAATTAAAATCTATTTGTGAAGGAGTTGTTTCAGGAACTTTATCAGGAAATACTATAACAAGTCCTATAAAAAAAGATATAAATAATTTGGTAAATGAAAATATTACAAGAAATAAAAAGAAAATCGATTCATCGGTTTCTCATACTAGATTCTTTTAATATAGAAGAGAGTTGAATGTTGTTTGTAAACACAAATAACATTTATTATAAATAATTATATAATGTTGTATTTTATTTTTGAAATATTATATGAAACAGTAACAATAAAATATAAATATTATATATTATAAATTAGGAGAAAATAAAAAATGATGACTTTAAATGAAAAATGGGCAAAAGAATTAAATTCTAATAAATTCCCAGCTATTAATGAACACGCTATGGGTGAAATGGCTCTTGTGCTTGAAAACACAAAAACTGAAGAAAAACTAATTAATGAAAGAACTGAATCAGGAGACATTGCTGTATTTACACCAATCCTAGTTCCATTAGTTAGAAGGGTTTATCCAAAACTAATTGCTAACAATATTATGGGTATTCAAGCTCTTAAAACTCCAACTGCTTATTTGTATGCACTTGTTTACAAATATACAAATACATCTGATGCGAGTTTAAATCCATCTGATAAAGCACAAATCGTTTCTGTTGCTACTCCAGTAGCTATTAATGATGTACTTTCAGGAGATGTTTCTGGAGCAAGCGGTAAAGTATTATACGTTGAAAATGGTGGTTTAACTGCTTTAGTAGAAATTACTAACGGTATTTTATTTGTTGAAGAAGCTGTTAATACTGCTGCTAATTCAATTACAGCTACATGGACAAATGAAGCTCAATTCCACAAAATCTTAAATGATTATACAGGACCATATGCTACATCAGTTGCTGAAGCATTAAGAACTGACATGAAAGAAGTTGGATTTGACATTCAAAGAACAATGGCAGAAGCTAAATCTAGAAAATTAAAAGGTAAATATACACTTGAAATGCTAGAAGATTTAAAAGCAATGCATGGTGTTGATGCTGAAAAAGAAATGATGAACTTAATGTCTCTTGAACTTAACTGGGAAATTGATAGACAAGCAGTTAATTATGTTAACGGTTTATCAAATGCTGGAGCTGATGCAAACATTGATGGTTATGCAGGAAGATGGGAAATCGAAAAATACAGATCTTTAGGTATTAAAATAGCTAACGACGGTAGAAGAGTAGGACAATTAATCAGAAGAGGATCTGCTAACTCTATGCTAGCTTCTCCAAAAGTTGCAGTTGCTTTAGAAGCAATTGGTTCATTCCAATTAGCAGTTACTGATGCAAAAATTGATGCAATTAATTCAGGAGTAAACCCAAATGTTGGTGTTTATGATAAGAGATTTACAGTTACTGTAGATAACTTCAATGCTGATTCTGAATACGTAAACGTTTTATATAAAGGTGATAGCTCGAAAGATGCAATGGCTTTCCTTGCACCATATTCAGGAGCTACTTTCATTAAAACTCAAGATCCAGAAAGTGGACAACCAGCGGTTATCTTAAGTACGAGATATGCGTTAGTTTCTAACCCACTATCACCAGAAAACTACGGAATTAACTCAACAGTTAACTTCGCTTCGACTGTTTTAGCTTAATATTATTAAGCTAATCAGATTAGAAGATTAGATTAGTTTTCAAAGGACCAGGATTTATTCCTGGTCCTTTTATTATCTATATTATAATTTTTAAGTGTATTTAAGTGTATTTTAAGATAAATATAATATAATTAAATATATTTAAATATATTTTAGAAGGGTAAATGTAACAATGATATTATATAATATTGATGGGCGTATTTTTGACACGTCCCTATACACTTCTGATAAAGAAATAGAAAAAATTTTAAACATGCCTAATGGTTCAATGTATAGATTAAAAAACAATAAAATGAACCATAGTAATAACTGGTATGTGGGTAAATCTAAAATTCCAATTCCAAATAACAATAACAATAATAAAAATAATAACACACAATATCCACAAGAATTACATGACAATTATACAATATTATTTGGGGACGTTTTCCAAACACAATGTAAAAAATGTAAAAATATTTCAAATCAATCTTTATATATGTTAAAAAAGAAAAATTATAAGTGTTTTAATTGCGAAGAATTATCAATAATTAATGAAATTACAAAAAATAATTATGAAATATTAAATAATAAAAGGGATAATGGTAAATGGAATATATTATGTAAAAAATGTAATGATATTCAATATATTACTATAACTGCTTTGAGAAATAAAAACTACAAATGTTCTAATTGTGAATTAAAGGAACAAATATCAGAAATAACAAATACTAAAAGATATAATATATTAGAACAATCACCATTAAAATTAAAATGTATTAATTGTGGTTTTATAACAAGTAAATCATACTCAGTATTAAAAAAACAAGACTTTAAATGCAGTGAATGTGGTTCTAATGAACAAATATCAAATATTCAAAATAATTTTTCGATATTGAATTATAAAGATAATGATCTAAAAACAATTATAATTAATATATTAAAGAAATACAACATACCAGAATCAGAATATATTGTAAATAAACCATTAAATAAAAATGGAACTTATATAAATGAAATAGATATATATTTACCTAATTATAATTTAGCTATTGAATATAATGGATTAGCTTATCACAGTACACCAAACTGTTATGGAAAGACATTAAATAAAAATTTACATCAAATTAAATATGATAAATGTCAACAAATAGGAATTCATTTATTTTATTTTAATACGTATGACATTCAAAATAAAATTCAATTAATAGAATCAATGATAGTAAATAAATTACATAAAACACCTACTAAAATATTTGCCAGGAAATGTAATATACGACATGTAGATAATGAAGAAGCTAAATTATTTTTAAGTAAAAACCATTTACAAGGTAGTAGAAATTCGTTTACTAAATTAGGTTTATATTATGACGATAAGTTAATAGCTTACATGGCTTTTGATTTTAAGCATGAATTAGTTAGATATTGTCAGGAAACATTTACTAATGTAATTGGTGGTTTTAATAAATTATTAAGATATTATATAAAAACATATAAACCACAACAAATATATACATTTAGTGATAATATGTATAGTAGTGGACATGTGTATAAAAATAATGGATTTCAGATATTATATAAACAGGATGTAAAATACAAATACGTTAAAAAGGGCGAATATAATAAATTATATCCACGACAATATTTTATGAAAAATAACATAAAAAGTGGAAATAATCCTTTAAATTTGATTTTTTATGATAATTGTACTGAAGAAGAAATAGCAAATAAAAATAATTATTATAGATATTATGATGCTGGGAAAGTAAAATGGATATATCACATAATACAAAATAATTAAGATGAATTTAAGATAATTTCTATATAATAATGTACACCTACGCGCGCGTAATACTCATATATAAAAATATTGAAATAGGCATATTTCTTTT